TTTCAAAGGTAAATTGCCAAATGAAACAACGTGGCCGCACGTCGCTGGCGGCGTTGTCCGTGGTGGGCGAATCTTCAGCCGCCGCTATCGCCTTAATGCCTCCGCCTGGGCTTACTCCGGCCGAGAAGGGGGTATGGCTGCAGACGGTCAACAGTAAACCGACGGACTGGTTTGGGTCAGAGAACGTTCCGGTGCTGGTTGAATATGTGCGGCAGGTATGTCGTGGGCACGTCCTAGCGGACCAGATCAAGGACTTCGACGCCGCGTGGTTGGCGACGGATGATGGATTGAAGCGCTACGAGAGGTTACAGGGCTTGTCGTTGAAGACTGCCGGCATGATTCAAAAGCTTGCCACGACAATGCGATTGACTCAGCAGTCGATCTATCGCGCCGACAAAATTGGGCTACAGAAAACCAAGTCGAAGCTGTGGCAACGCGAACCAAGCTGACCCGCGGCGAGCAAAACGCCGAATGGATAGAGCGGTATTGCAGAATTCCAGAAGGTAAGTTTGTCGGCAAGCCGGTCAAACTGACGAAAAAGCAAAAGGCGTGGTTGAAGCGTATCTATGACACGCCGACCCGGCTATTCATTCTGACAATGGGCCGGAAGGGCGCGAAGACCACCTTTGCCGGCTTCCTGCTTTTGTTGCACCTGTGCGGTCCCGAGGCGGTTCGCAACGGGCACCTGTTCAGTGACGCGCAATCACGGGACCAAGCGGCGATTCTTTTCCAGCTGTCGGCCAAGATTGTCCGTATGTCGCCGGATCTGGCTGCGGAGGTCGTGATTCGGGACACGGCGAAGCAGTTACTTTGCCAGGCTTTGGGAACGATGTACCACGCGCTTTCGGCCGAGGCGTCCACGGCTTTTGGGCTTTCGCCTGTATTTATTGTGCATGACGAATTGGGGCAAGTGAAGGGTCCTCGGTCGGACCTGTACGAAGCCTTGGAAACAGCGAGTGCGGCGCAAGAGAACCCGCTGTCGATCATTATCAGCACGCAGGCCCCGACTGACGCGGATCTGCTGTCCTTGTTGATTGATGACGCCAAGACGGGCGCCGATCCGCGTGTGAAGCTGGAAATCTACTCGGCGCCGATGGATATTGATCCATTTGGCGAGGAGGCGATTCGGGCGGCGAATCCGCACTTTGACGAATTCATGAACAAGGAAGAAGTCTTGCGGCAGGCCGCTGACGCCAGGCGGATGCCCAGTCGTGAGGCGTCTTATCGGAACCTAATCCTTAACCAGCGGGTTGAGGCTCGCAATCCGTTTGTTACTCGCAGTGTTTGGGATGCAAATGGTGCGATGCCGCTAGGCGATTTGAAGATGGCGACGGAAGTCTTTGGCGGTCTCGATCTATCTAGCGTGTCGGATCTAACTGCACTTGTGCTGTTGAGTAAGCACGGCGATGCCTGGGACGTGAGGCCGACGTTCTGGTTGCCTGGTATTGGGTTGGCCGAGAAATCACGTCACGACCGAGAGATATATGACATTTGGGCGAGTGATGGACAATTACAAACTACGCCAGGAGCGAGCATTGAATACGAGTTCGTTGCCGAGTATTTGCGTGGAGTGTTTGACTCATGCAAGGTCAAGGCGTTGGCATTCGACCGATACAACATGAAGTTTCTAAAGCCTTGGCTGGAGCGCGCTGGTTTTACGGAAGAAGAACTAGGGCGATTCGTAGAGTTCGGCCAGGGATTTGTAAGCATGTCACCAGCGATCCGAGAACTGGAAAGCTTGTTGTTGTCGCAGAAACTGCGGCACGGAAAGCATCCAGTGTTGGGTATGTGCGCTCATAACGCCACGGTTGTTATGGACCCGGCAGAGAATCGCAAGTTCGTAAAGAGCAGGACCACGGGTCGAATCGACGGAATGGTGGCTCTGGCCATGGCTGTCGGGGTGATGCCAACGGTGTCAGAGACTCCGACGTATCAGGTATTTGTTGCATAGATCATTTCAACCTACCGAGACAGGCCCGCGCAAGCGGGCTTTTTCATTTGATGAACGCTGACCGCGCGTATTCAATTTTGAACGTGAAGGCGATGGATGACGCTCGCCGTACGTTGTCTGGCATTGCCACCAGTCCGACCACTGATCGCGTTGGCGACGTTGTTGAGTCGTTGGGCGTGAGGTTCAAGAATCCAATGCCTTTGCTGTGGCAGCACGACGCGAAGAAGCCAGTCGGCTGGGTCCGCTTCGGCAAGGCGAACAAGGACGGTATTCCGTTCGAGGCGGAGATTGCCAACATTGAGGAACCCGGCACGCTGAAGGATCGCGTGGACGAGGCGTGGCAGTCGGTGCGGGCAAAGCTGGTAACGGCGGTGTCCATCGGCTTCAGGGCAGTCAATAACCAAGTCGAAATGATTAAGGGCGGCGGTATCCGTTGGTTGGAAACCGAAGTCATGGAATTGAGTCTTGTCACGATCCCGGCGAACCCGGACGCGACGATCACCAGCATTAAGCAGTATGACCAAGCGCAAATGCGAGCCGCGTCCGGCACCGCGCGCGTGGTCAGTTTGACGAGTGGCACTCCCGGCGTCCCGGGACCGACGAAACCCGCATCCCGCGACTTCGTGCAACTTATCCTGAGGAATCCAAAATGAGAACGTATCAAGAGCAGGTCGCTGACCTGGAGAACACTCGCGCCGCCAAAGCGGCCCGCGCCGAAGCGATCATGGCTAAGGCCATGGACGAAGGCCGATCGACTGACGAAGCCGAGGCTACCGAATTCGACGAAGTACAAACCGATCTGAAGAAGATCGACGAGGATCTGGTTCGCTTCGGCGCGCTGGCGAAGGCCGCTTTGGCCAAGGCCACGTCGATCGTTGCCGCTACGGATGGCGATGCGGCGGCGAAACTGCGTCAGGGCATCAACGTGGTGCAGATGGGCAAGAGCAATCTGCCTCCTGGCGTCCGGTTTGCCCGTTACGCCATGTGTATTGGCGCATCCAAGGGTAATCTGATGCAGGCGGAAATGATGTCGCGCCGGTTTGATGACTCCACGCCGGAAGTCGGCTTGGCGTTGAAGGCTGCGGTCGCGGCTGGCACCACGCAAGACGCGACATGGGCATCGCCGCTGGTCCAGTTGCAGGAAATGGCGTCGGAGTTCGTTGAATTCCTGCGCCCGCAGACGGTACTGGGCCGCATCCCGGGCATCCGTAACGTCCCGTTTAACATCAAGTTCACGCGGCAGACCGCCGGCACCACGGGCACGTTCGTCGGTGAGGGCTTGCCGAAGCCGCTGGGCAAGATGGACTTCGAGTTGCTGACCATGCCGTTCGCGAAGGCTGCGACGATCGTGGTCATGACCGAAGAACTGATGCGCTTCTCCAACCCGCAGGCCGAAGTGCTGGCCCGCGATGATCTGGCGAAGGGCATCGCGCGGTATCTCGATCTGCGGTTCCTGGACCCGGCGTATGCGGGTGTGGCCAACGTTTCGCCGGCATCGATCACGAACGGCGTGACGCCGATCGCGTCAACGGGTACGACGGTGGCGTTGATTTCAGACGCGGTCGAGGCGGCGATGGGATCGTTCATCACGGCCAATCACAGTCTCGGCGGGCTGGTATGGGTCATGAACCCGGCTACTGCGCTGTCGCTGTCGTTGAAGCGGACCTCGCAAGATGTGTTCGCGTTCCCGACGTTGTCGGCCACTGGTGGCACGTTCTTCGGCTACCCGGTGATCACGTCCAACAATATCGCGCTGTCGGCATCCCCGACGGAGTCCTTCGCGATCCTGATGGACCCGAGCGACATTCTGTTGGCGGATGGTGGTCTGCAGATCGACATGAGCATGGAGGCATCGCTGCAGATGAGTGATACCCCGTCCAGCGCGGCGTCGAGCATGATCAGCTTGTGGCAGTCCAATATGGTCGCACTGAGAGCGGAGCGGTTCATCTACTGGATGAAGCGTCGTAGCACTGCCGTTGCGGTGATCACCATGAACTCTGCCTGGTAAGAGCCATCACCCGCCCCGGCTCATTTACAAGCTGGGGCGGTCTTTTTTCGAGGTGTCACATGAAGCGAAAGATGATTGCCGATGCAAAACTGCGGCAGGATGGCGTCTGGTTTAAGTGCGGCGATGTATTCGAATGCACGGATACCGACGCGGATGACCTGAAGTCGATGGGCATGGCTCATGAGGCCGAAGAGCCGGCGAAGCGGCAGTACCGTCGTCGGGACATGACCGCTCAATAATGGAACTATTCGGACTGACAATCGCGCGGACGAAAGCGCTCACGGCTGTGCGCGGCGGTTCGTCGTGGTGGCAGAGCATTCGCGAGCCATTTACTGGCGCGTGGCAGAAGAACATGGAGTGCGAGACGCCGAAGAACATCCTCGCATTCTCGGCGGTGTACGCCTGCATTTCGCTCATCTCTAACGATATTGCGAAACTGCGGGTAAAGCTGGTGGAGCGGCTTGATAGCGGGATTTGGGTTGAGACGGAGAGTTCAGCATTCAGCCCAGTGCTGCGGAAGCCGAATCGTTATCAGACGCGCATCCAGTTTCTGTCGCAGTGGATCATCTCCAAATTGCTTTATGGCAACACCTACATTCTGAAGGATCGAGACCAGCGCGGCGTAGTTACCGACCTGTATGTACTCGACCCCAAGCTGGTCATGCCGTTGGTTGCTAGTGACGGCAGCGTCTACTACGAATTGAAGCGCGACGATCTAACCGGCGTAGTCGATCAAATTACGCTGCCGGCCGGCGACGTGATCCATGATCGCATGTTGGCCTTGTGGCATCCGTTGATCGGTGTCTCCCCGATTTATGCTTGTGGATCATCTGCAACGCAGGGAATCCGCATTCAGAACAACAGCGCTCGATTTTTCGAAAACATGAGCCGGCCCAGTATCCACTTGTCGGCGCCGGGAACGATTGACGACGTGACCGCTGCGAGGATCAAGCGGGCAGCCGAGGAAGCTACCAGCGGATCAAACATCGGCCGCATCCTGGTCACGGGGTCGGACATCAAGATGGATGTGATGACGATGCCGGCATCCGATTCGCAGTTGATCGAGCAATTGCGCTGGACCGTTGAGGATGTCGCGAGATGCTTCCACGTCCCACTCCATAAATTGGGCATGGGTCAGCCGACATTGAGCAACATCGGCGCACTGAATCAGGACTACTACACGCAGACGTTGCAGACCATGATCGAGTCGATCGAACTCCTGTTGGACGAGGGGTTGAATCTCGACAAAGTGTCCGGCAAGACCTTGGGCACGGAGTTGGACCTTGAAGGTCTGCTGCGGATGGACCCGCTATCTCGGGCGGACACGGCGGAGAAGCTGGTTCGAGCATCAGTGTGGGCTCCGGACGAAGCGCGGCTGACTTTCAACCTTGGACCTGTCGATGGTGGGGCGTCGCCGATGGCGCAGCAGCAGAACTACAGCCTGGCCGCGCTGGCGAAACGCGATGCCCAGCCGGACCCGTTCGGGACGGCCGCGAAGCCGGCCACTGCGGGGCCGGTTCCAGAATTACCGGCGCCTGATGAGCCGGTAGATGACTCGGTCAAAGCATTGTCGGATCTCTTGATTGCCAAGTTTATGTCGGCAGAGCTGGAAAGTGTCTGATCTTCTGGCGCGCGACGGGCGAGATGGGCGGCAGGGGCCACCTGGTCCGAAAGGTCCGCCCGGCCCCCCGGGGATTGATGGGGCGCCCGGCCCACTCGGCCCAGAGGGTAAACAAGGCCCGCCCGGTGTTGATGGGCGCGATGGCGTTGATGGCAAAGACGGTCGTCCTGGTGTCGATGGTCCGGCGGGTGTTATTGGTCCGGCAGGGGCCTTGGGTCCGGCCGGACAAGACGGCCGAGACGGCAAAGATGGCGCGATTGCTTTTCCGAAGGGCTGGCGATTCATCGTCAAACGTGACCAGAATAATTTGCTTGTAGAAGTCCTTGCGACTCCAGTTAACCAGGGAAAATAATGGCAACCACGAAAGCAGAAGTAGTCGCTGCGGTCAATGCTGCGCTTATCGCCGCGCAGGATCTTGATGATCAATCGTCGCAGATTGTGGCGCTGCAGGCGCAACTGACGACGGCCAACACGCTTGCCACTGATCGACGCAATGTGATCGACGCGATGAAGGCTAAGATCGAAGAGGCTCAATCGGCGGATGTGCAGGAGCAGGCTGCGGATACGGCTGGCGACGCAGCGCGCGCGGAAGCGTTGGCGCTAGCGAACGCCGCGCCGTAATGTCAACGAAGGCCCAAGTCGTCGGGCTGTTGCAGGCAGCGCTGACAAGCGCGCAGGGATTGCCTGCCGATCCTGTAGTGGT